ATCTACTAATTAAGTTGGTTTTAAATTCATCAATTTCTAAACCGAACCCAGCCAATTTTCCAACATAACTTTGGTATGCGTCTGTTATAATATCTAAATTCCAAGAACCATATAATGGCCATGTCAAATATTCAAACGCAGTATAAAAAGTTCCGTCATCTGTCTGTCTTGGGATTTTAAATTGTGATGTATACTTTGGTACTACAAATCTATTTAATAAAAACTTTTCAACTTCATCAAAGTCGTTAAAAAACACCATCTCAGTTTTTAACTTACTTGGTTTAATTACCAATGAATCTGTAATTAAAGTTTGTCCTGAAAAACAATCACCTGAAACTGTAAACACTAAAGTACCCGCAGATAAACTTTGACTTGGTGTAAACAATGTCACATGATATTCATTACTTCCTGTACCAATAAAAAGTGAATATTCTTTATAATTTGGTGTGAGAGCTCTTAATGGACTTACTGTTGTTGGTCTTAATGCAACATTTCTTGATGCATTTACAGTATAGTCAATATCAAAAATGTTTTTGATTCTTGTTACATCTACTTCAAATGTTGTTAGATTAGTATTCTGATTGTACACAACATTATTACATGTAAATGCTGTAGTATAGTCATAATATACTTGGTCAATTTCTAATGCTGCAGGAAAATAGTTAATAATTTGTTTAACAGAAACTTCCAATCTTTTGGTTAACGAACCATATAATGTAAAATTAGTTACCTCAGTTAAATCGTAACTTGGATATACTTTTAAGTCTTTTGAAGCCGCTTCCCTCGCCTCTTCTATTGTTTCAATATTAAGAGAAGAAAGTGTTATTGGATTAGAAAAAACACCTTCTTGATATTCTTGAGTTATTTTTTCTGCAAATCCATAATCAAACTTAAAATTTGAATTTGTTAATCCACCACCTCGCACGGTTTGGAATCCTACCAAATCTTCGGTAGGACTGCTAAAACCAGCACCTGTATTTGGAACAACAATTTTAGTCATTATGGAAGTATATTATCAAAGCTTTGACTTGTATCAATATTGTTACCTCTATCCTGACGTACTTCATAAAGAATGTCATCGAAGTCACTTCTAATTTCAAACAAGTTGTATTGTTTAAATATTCTACTTTGTGAGTCGTAGATAGTGTATAATCCAGGTTCAATCGCTTTAACTTGGTTACCATAAAGAGCAATTGCAATACTGTTCAAGTCATATTCTGCCATTTCTATTTCAATCATAAATGGATTGAAAAATGTATTTGTTAGTATTACTTGTTGACCTGGCTGTCCAATATAAGGTACGGCACCTGGATTGTTTGACGGAGCACTTGATGGTGATACCGTCATAAAAACTAAATTTCTAGCATTTGGTGAATCAATATATCTATATCTTACCGTGTTAACATTTCCCAATGTTGGTTGAGCCGCAACCGTATCAACATAAAAAGAAGATGTAATAACCCTATAAAAATTAGGTATTTTTGTTCCATCATTATTTAAATATTCAACTCTATAACCAACTAAACCTTGTGAATTAAATCTTGACCTAAATGACGCAGGTACATTATTTGTATCAACAATTAAACCTTTAACCGTTGGTAATGTTGATAACACACCACAATCAGTTAAAGTGGTTTTTATTTGTGCGGGTCTTATCATTAACGAATAAATCCCAAGTTGATTAAAGTCTGTTGAAGGCAATCTCAAATTGTACATCCCGCCTAATATTTCGTTGGTGTTTCCACCTGTATTAGTATTATTAAAGTAGGGTGTTAATAATTGAGTTGCATCTAATTTTTTAATTACTGGCGTTGCGGTGTAATCTCTTGTTGGTGTATAAATCATAATGATTTCCACATCTTCAGGAGACATATCGGCAGGTCTTGTTATTCCATAGGTTCCTAGTGCCATTAGTTTTTAAATTTTAAAATATCCATATCCATAATTTATGAGGTCGTTCATACTGTCAATCTCTCCAAGTCTTAAAATACTTTCAGTTCCTGACAATTTCCCCCTGTCTATAAATACACTTGATTGTATTTCTGTTCCATTTACCATACCGATTAATACTTCTTCTTTTACTATCGGAAATAAAGAAATCATTTCTTCAGTAATACCCGACATAATTGGTACTATTTTTTGTGGGTCAGTAGGGTCTGAATATCCTGTAATGAAGAGAGTATAACCATCGATATAATCATAATATAAAATATTATTAAATGTATAGGCGGTAAAGTTGTCTGTAATTCTGTTAACCAATCCAATAATTTCCCCATCTTTAATTACAGGTACACCTTCCACATATGGGTTAGGACCATATAACCTTAAATTTGTTAATTCAGAATTTGTAAATCCTGTTACAAAAAATGGTACACTTGTGTATTGTGGGTAAGATTTTGTTATCTGAGCTGGGTAGTTGTTATAACTATCTCCTGTGAATATCCATTTGTAAGAAATTGGTGTACCTGACCAATAAGTCCCCATAGGTATAAATAAAGTTTCACCTTCTTCATTTGGTATTCCAAGTTCGGTATATGGTATTGTAATTGTTTTTGTTGTTACTGTTATACCCCAAGGTCCTGCACCGCTCATTGATACCGTATATTTTTTATTTGTAACATCAGGTATTATTGGGTATTCGTGTGATGTGTAGTTTGGAGCTTTGTTTGTTAAAGTTTCAACGTTTGAGCCGTCACCCCAATCAACAGTATATGTAATATCTTGAGCAAATTGTTGTGATGTATTATATAAATAAAGGGTATAACTTTGTGGTGAGCCTGTAACCCCACTATATACAAAATTATTATTAATATCTTTTTGATATATCGCGCCATCAAATCCTGAATAGTACCCAATATCCTTAAATGATTGTGTAAACATAACAGGTATCGTAAGTCCAGTTAGTACTGAACTGCCATTAGTACCACCCGATAAAAGATATGTCATACCTGTCCAAAATGGTACTTCCCTACCACCACCATCAGGATATGGCACATAAACATCCACCTTAGCGGCTTCTAAAAATTCTTGTGATATTGAAACTTTAAAAATATCTGTATTCATTTTATTTAACTACAACTACAATCTTTATGTTTTGAAACTATTAATGCACCTGTAACTGTTGTGGTTGCAACAACTTCCCAACATCCAATATTTGATGCTCCGTTTAATCTAACAAAATCACCAATCTGTGCACCTGTATTGTTAGTGTCAACTGCATACATCGGTGTATCGTCACTACATCTTTTAACCAAAAATTTATTTGGGGTTCCAACAGGTGTTGGGGTAGGTGTTGGGTTTGTTATTATTGGTGGGGCTGGTGGATTTACATACTCATACCATTTCATCGGATTAGACTTTGTTCCAACCCTTTCTTCAGTAACAAAAGGATTTGTCAATGTAATTTCATATGTATAATCATCATAATTTAAATCAACTTGACAATAAAAATAATCTTCATTATTAAATCTAAATTTGTCTGATAATATACCTTGACCTTGTGTCATCATTCTTTTAAACTGACCAATTCTCGCATCATAGAATTTAGCACTCATGTATAATGTTTTAAGGTCAACAAATTCTGTATCTTTTAACCAATAAATAAAATAACCCTCTTTGTCACCAACAAAGTCTAAATTAAACACAGGTTTCTTTATATTAACAGTACTAACACCATATTGAACGGGCATAAATTGACCTTGGTGTGTTGGTATTATTATCGTTAAATATATTTGTTGATTACTTGAACTTTTAGTATCGTAAAAATCTAATTTGAAAAAAGATGATTTGAAAACATTTCTTTGATATAAGACATCAACTGTACTTATTCCGTTAGCTCTGTAATCAGTAACCCAATTATTATTTGTTGTTTCACCAGTGATGTTAGAGTCTGTGGTTGCACTATAAAAATAAAATTCATAGTTTGTTGATGTTTCTTGTTGGTTTGAGTGTATCGCTCCTGACCTGAATGGTCTATGTGAATACCTTGTTGTTTCAAAGTCATCAATCGGATTAATTACTTGTCTTATAACATCACTCTCAAACAAATCAATACTGTCATTCACACCATTTAAATCCCAAGCAATACTAATTGGAACTTCAATAGCTTTTGTTTGTTGTTGTCCTAATCTGAATCTATATTTATTCACAATTATCTATTATTGGTTCTAATACGACAGGTGTCGTCACATTTATATTTCTAAATGGTGTTGTTAACATAAACATAAATTCTGAAAACGGATAATGCGAACCATTTAAGAATGGATAATCAGTACCATTACCGTCGGATTCTATTTCACCAGGCGGTAAAATTCTTCTCCATTTCCAAACGCCTTCTGAACTAGAAAAATAAGCCCACTTAGGTCTGTTTACGGGTTCAGTACTAAATTCTACGCTTATATCACTTGAGTATTTTCTTAATGAAATTTCATAAAATGGTTTGTAAAAATATCCTTCGGGTATCGATGTTGTTTGTGATTCTATTTGATACAAAGTATCATTAAATGTTAATTTGTGATTACAATCAGATATTACATATTCTAATTGTTCACTTTCATTATATTCACAAAAATCACCAACAAGTGTATCACCAGTGTTTAAAGGTGAATTATAATAAAATTGATAAGTACCTGATTGTGTTCTTCTTGAATAATTGGTAGTTGGTATATTTTCAAAACTATTAAGGTTGTTTGTACTCCACCAACTATCAATATTGTTTTCTTGGAAATTAAAATTCCAACCATATTGTATTGATGTATTTGTAATCGGATTTGGTTTATTAAACCATCCTGAGTAACCTTTATTAACAATTGTTAAAAATACACTAGTAACAGGTTTATTAAAATTTGTTACAAGGTCAGTTACTTCCAAGTCTTTAACAACAGTAAAACTATAACTTTGTGTTCCGTTTAACGTTGATACTCTTTGTGCTAAATTTGGTGTAAGTGCCGAATATTCAACCTTTTCAGTTTTACTAAATGGAACATTTTCAAATCCCATTTTACTAATTATTATACCCTTATCATTAGTCAATAATTTATGTAATCTAACATAATATGTTGATTTTGTTTCGGCAGAATTATTTATATCAGCAATTCTTTTAAAAGTCCCTGAAATACCATCATTAAATGTATTTCCAGTAAATCCGTAATTAATTATTGAAAAACTTGTATCTTCATTATCATATCCCGCTTCACCCAAAGACTCTACTTGAAACAGTTTGTTTCCGTCATAATTTATTGATAACTCAACATACTGTGCAGGTGTTAGATTATGTTTTCCACCGCATCTAAATGTTATGTAATTAACACCATTCGCAACAGTGTTTATAATTGTAAAAGGTATTCCATCGCCAGCACTGAAATTCACCGCATTACCATTGAGTTGTGTATCAACATAACTCATAGTTTGAGCGGTGTCTGAAGAATAAACATAACTTAAATAAGGAGTCCAATTGTATGTCGATGCACTTTGTGGTTCATATCTAAATTGTGGATTGTCAAAATCATATCTAATAAAATTAAATTCATGATATTGTGGAAAACCATCCCATTTAATACCAAATGTATCTACAACTCTTTCACCATTATTATTAAACAGGGTATCATTATTTGTTAATACCTCAATTGGGTTGGTCAAATACATATAGTTTTTAAAGTTTTCATAATTTGTAGTCCCTTCTAAACTATTGTTAAATATTAAAGATAATTTACCACCCAATCTAAATCTATTTGACTCATTTCTTTCTGTGACAGATAGTTCAAGTGAATTGACATTTCTACTTCTATCAGATTCAATAAGTTCTTTTCTATCCGCACTTAATTCAATAGGTATCGATAATAATCTATCTGTTGATAGTTTATACTCAGACTTTGGTTGAACAATCAATATGTCATTATTAATCTTACTCATTATATTTCAATTGCATAATCTTTAATAAATTTATCTAAAGCTGTTTTACCTATCTTTAAACCAAAGTAAAAATGGAATGGAGCGCCAACCAAGAACTTATCGTTATTGTTAAAATACGTAAATGTTGGGTCATATGTAAAACCTGTTATTTGACCCGTTGATGATGTTAAAGCAGATGACGAATAAATATATCCAGGTCTTTGAACACTTGGTTTTGTTCTATTACTTTGGAAGTATGTATCATTCCTCAATCTATCAATACCTTGATATTCATAACTTGTAAAAAGTTGTGGCGTGTTTTCACCAGTATACCAATCATTATTTTCGGAACCAAAAATATTAGATGTTGTATTAGGTGATGTAGGCACATCAATTTTCCATTTATACATTGGAACGACTTGTGACTTTCTACCAAACTGATTAAATCCAAATTTTTTAGGTGTGTCAATAAATACCTCTCGACCTGGTGTTACATAATCTCTATCTTCAGTATCACCAGTATAAAATATACCAATTACAGGATTTTTAGATTGATTAAAATAAAGACTTTTGTTTTGATATGATTCAGGTGAAAATGGTACAACACCAAATTCAGAATTTATACTTGATAACTGAGCAAAGTCACCATCTATTTTATCACTTCTTCTTGAGAAGAATTGTCCAACTGAAAGATTCCCAGCAAAAATAATAGCGTTTAAGAAATTTTTATTTGATAATCTACTAACAACAAATAGCTGTAATAAGTCGCCTAACGAATTAAATGTGGTAGGTAACAATCTACCTGCAAAATACCCTTGAAATTCGGGTTGTGCACAAATGTTTTTTATTATATTATCTTTAGGACCTAAATCCATAATGGTTGTTGGGTTACCTAAGAAATTTTTATTCCCTCTTTCTCTTTCGTCTGACCCCGCAGGCATTCCATAGAATCCGTCACTAAATGGTGATGAACGATAAAAGAAACTATTATTTTCAATTCTAAAAACAATTTTATCCCTACAATATACGTAATCAGGATTTTTTACTTGTAGGTTTGGATATATTTTATCATTTTGGAAACCTGGCATATATAATCCACCATTAATCCACTGATTGGTAAATGTCATACCAAATACGTTCCTACAGATTGCTAAACCAATTAAGAATCTAGTTTTCCATTCACCTAAGTTATTTAAATCAGCTTTAAATGTTAAATCCTCAACACAGAATTGATAACAACCACCAACAACACGTTTGTTTTCTTTTTTATCTGTAATCCAATAAACTTCGTCACTTTCAGGTTTTAAAGTCATTGTATTATTATTACCTTGGTCATAAGCTCCAATAGGTACCATTTTATCACAACTAAAACTACTTAAAACACTTGTTGTTCCACTACCATACGCTTCTTCAAAATCTACGTTTTGTCCTGTTGAAAAGTCACTGCCAGTACTTACACCCGCCAATACTTGATTAGCATATCCAGTTTCATTAACACCATAAAACGCAAAAGTTTTGTTTTGTGCTAATACAAAATTGTTATCAAATCCATCAGACCTAGGTAATCTATCTGACCTCATAACAAGTTTGTTACTATTATTTAAATTCAATGTTGTTGCTGTATACTCATATACGCTTCTATCGTATAGATAATAACCAATATCTGTATTTTTACCCCATTCTAAAACAGATTCTTTGTATGGTGTGTTTCGTATCATTTGAGAACCGCCCATAACATATTCATTATTATAATAACCATCAGGTGAATTTGTTCTAAAAGAATTATTACCATCAATAGTTAAATTATTATATGAACTATAAAGATTATGATTATTAGTTGTAAACGCGGAATATCGCCAAAGTTTTTCACTAACAGTTTGAGTTGATGCGGTAAAAAATGATGATTGATAAAATATTTGTGTATTTTGATTTGTTGTATATTGTGAGTAATTATCTAAAGTTAAACCTGTTTGTATTGGCACATTTAATTTAAACTTACCTTCACATCTAAGTGTATTTTCTTGTAAACCAAAAATTTTAGAAATGTCAATTCTGGTATTTTGTCTTGGTGAATATGGGTCAACGCCTTTCATTAATATTGTGACAACCATATTATTTCTCATATCGTCAGGTAGTCTGTAAATTGGATTGTCGTTAAATTCGTATTTGGTATTATCACCATCACTATTTTTAAAACCAGCAAATACCGATACTTTACCATTTAAAACTCTACTCCAAAAACTATTAGAATATATTGTTGAGTCTTGTTTACTCACATTATTATTCATTATTGTTGTCAACTCAGGAAAGGTGTATCCTGTTATGACTTGATAATATTCAATGTCAGCAGGAAAATTATATGGTATTGTAGTACCAGTATATAAATTTTGATTAATACTGAATGTTTTCGTTGTTGGGATACCGTTTGGTTGTACATACGTCATACTAATTACATTATCACCCTTTGGTAATGTATTACCTGTCACATTATTAGTACCTATAAAGTTTTTTGTCTGAGTTGATGCAGAAATGTTCGGGTCCTTACTTTTTTGTACGGATGAAAAGGATAACATAGTCCCTGCAGAATAATTAGATAAGAATCCAGGGTCACTTAAAAATACTAAAGGTTGGTCTTCATAAAATTGATATCCACCACCTGTTGTTGTGTTTCCAGTATAATTTGGAAAAACTTTTATCCTATTACTACCACCCGCAGCGGTATTATTAAAATAATGGGCCTTTGTATTATAAAGATTAATTCTTTCAGGTATTGGTAAAGTTGGATTAATTCCTCCATACCCTGTCCAAAATTTATTATCACCATTGTTATATCTTGGTGTTCTAGCACCACTAGACGTTTTATCATCATCTACATCATCCCTTCCTGCAACAATTTGACCGAATCCTGATTGTACAATACCTTCGTTTGGTCCAGGATTTGAACCAAACGGTTGATAAACTTGGGGTGTGTTAATATCCGCCAAATAACTTATATTAAATTCACCTGTTACAGATTCACCCTCAGATATTGTAGATTCACCACAATCACAAGCCGAACAATCAGGGTATGTTAACATCGGTAACTTTAACGGTGGTAAATCTTTGGACGTTATTTGTTTAAAAAACGCAATTGTTAGTCCACCAAAAATTCCCCACTGAAGTACCTCACCTAATTCTCGATATACAAATGCTGGTTGTGGTGGCCAAGCAGCCAATGCAAGAGCAACTACACTACTTCCAACTCTGTAGATACAATATCCAATAAAAAAAGCAGCAATTAATACCGCAAATTTATTCCAAAGAAATTTTACTAGTGAATATACAGGGATTAATACAGTAAGTAGGATTGATATTATATTAAATAGAATCGCCAAAATAAAATACAATAAATCAAAATTTCTAACTCCGTCATTAACAGGAAATTTATTTACTTCTGTTTGACAAGACCTTTGTAATATTTCTTTAATACCTAAGAATCTTCCTCTATTTGTACCTTTTCTGTATTCGTCAATTAATTGTGAAACCGTATATACCTTATTGTATGTTAACTCATAAAATGTATCAAAACAATTTATAGCATCTTCATATGAAACATAATCGTCCCAATCTAAACTAAATGAATATGACCTTTGAAATAAAGAATAATCATAATCAAATTTTCTTAGTGTTATTTTTGCCCTTACAGGTTGTTCAACGTCTACACCGTTTATATTTACAATCTCGGTCTTTTTAATTGCTGTAATTTTTATAGTGCCTCCGTTTGGTGTATCAATCCATTTAGTATTGTCAATAACATCATTAATTTGAATTCTTACACCTGTCGCTCCTGACATATTTTGGATTCTATATGATGCGTTATTACCAGCAATAAAAGATAACTCTTGTTCTATTTCACTGTTAGTAAACTCTAAAGTAATTAATTCGTTTTTATATAAATTTTCTTTAGTCGCTGGGTCAACAAGTGGTGAGCCAGCACCTCCAGTCCAACCGTATTCTTTTATATTGGGTACAAGAAAATTACCTCTTAATACACTTCCTTTTGGTGAAAATGCGTCTAAGTTAATAAAATTATTATTAATAATTGGAGATGTTGGTCTTAATGTTGCAATGTCTTTTTCTGCACTATCATATTTTACTTTGAATCTGTATTTGGCTTTAGATGGTATACCGACTCTTGGGTCTTGTGACACAACAAAATTACCATACTCATCAGTTGTTAGATATTCTAAGTTCATTGGAACATCAACAACAAAGGCTCCGTTTTCATCAATAACTTTACCACCTGATGGTAATGAATATTGTTCCAAAATCGGCCTACCCTCAGTGTCTAAATTAATTGTTTGTCTAATGGCTAATAAGGTACCTGGACCTGTTACTAATCCACATAAATCACCTTGTTCTGTTTTTGGTTTACAATTATTTTTTAAATAATCTTCATCACTTGATGAAAATATTGAACCCATAAAAAGAGCGGTAGGTTCGATATTAATATTTAAATCCCTTAAATCAAAATCAACTCTTGTTACACCTATTTGACATTCAACAGCTTCACCCCAAAAAGAAGAAACGTTTACATTTCTTGTAAAATTAACAATCTGTGGTAAAGACGCTAAATCGGTAGAACTTCTAAAATTATTCCCATCAAATTGTTCTCTTGTTGCCCTACCCATTCTAATCAAATCTGATGGACGTAAAGAAAAACAACCCATGTCTGATAAATCAACATCTACAATAATTTGTTGGTCTCCTATTGGTACACCAACTATCATATAGTCACCAGATTCGTTTGTCTTTACAGTGTACTTATAATATTTTTCATATATTTCTAAAACTTCTTTTCTATTAAGTACATCTTCTCTACTTGGGAATGTTCCTGTTGGTACGTGCCCTTCATATGATGGTTCGTAAGGTAACAAATTATATCTATATCCATCTTCATTTTTGTCTGAAATAGATGTGTAAGGATATAGTGAACTAATAACAGGATTGTTTATGTCTTCGGTTTGTATTGGAACAAATATAGATACTTTGGCATTTGGAATACCGAATCCACCGTTTGCAACTACACGACCTGCAATAACGCCATAGTCGGCACAAAATCGTCTATAAACGTCGCTTTGAGTTAATTTTAATGAAAGAATTTCCAAGAAATCAAAATCTTGGTCAATATTAACTCTAAGTTCTTGGTCTTCAGCTTGTGAATCTACTTTTGTTCTTAATCTATATGATTTTGTCATACTTACTTTTTGATAAATAGTTTGTTGTCTATTTTCAATAGTAGTTTAAGAAAGAACCTTGTGAATATTATTGTTTTACTCTAACACCAATATCGGTGTTATCATATCTTATTTGATAAAATTCTGTTGGTTGTGCAAATATAGTGTCGTCAATTAATCTTATTTCTTTAGTTGCAACATCTTGATACGCCTGTGCGGTTTGTGAACTTGAGTATTTTCCCCCCACCATATTAAACACTTTAATATCTGATACTGATACAACACCTCTAAGTTCTTGTACTATTTTTCTTATTTCAGATACTATCACATTTTGTCCAAGTTCTCTTCCTAACGGTGTCATATAAGATGCTATGGTGTCAATTATATCCGCAATAATCGCATTTTGATTTGTTGATTTTTCTAATGTGACAGAAACATCAAACCTTAGGTCAATAACTTTTGCGGTTTGTACTGTTAAACTATCGTTGGTCATTCTAAAATCGTTCAAATAAGTTCTAATGTTTTCTTTTAATACTTCAGGTACAAGTTGTGTCATTTTACCGTTAGTATCCTGACTTAAAAGTGCTATATAAATTTGGTTGTTTAATTCTAACACACCAACCTTAGCAGGTACACCATATATACCAGGCATTTTATTTATCAATGCGTAGTAGTCACCAATCGTAACCGCTCTGTTTTGTGAACTAAAATTAAATGTAACTAAATTTCTTACTTCCTCTATTGATGGAGGGTTAGAACCTCCAACTGCTGCAGTAACGTTTGTTACCTGAACGGAACTCACTACTCTAGCTTGTTCAGCTGCGTTTGTCTGTCCGTTAAACACCATATCTAAATTACCTATTGTGTTAATAACATTTACACCCACATTACTTTCTAATCCACCACCAACTCTATACTGAACAAATAAAGTTGTGTTTGGTGTTGGTATTAAACCAAGATTAATATTATTTTGATAATCGTTAATTCTTGGAACTACACCTGTTTGGACAAACTGAGCCAATTGTTGGTCTGCGGTTGTATTTGCACCTCCAAAAGTTATTTTCATGAAGTTTTCAGGTGTAAACTCTGTAATGTATCTATTATTAGTATCCACAAATATACCAGGTGTGATACCTTGACTTGCGGTTTTACCAGCGTATGGTATAAAAACTCTTGATTCAGCCAAAGCTGGAACTTCATACCATTTTCCATCAGGTGATATAAAATCAGAATATGGTGGAACGTTTTGATAATTAATACCGTCTTTTTGAATTATTGATGTAACATTTAATACGTTTCTTTCAGGTAAAAATAATTGTAGGAATGGTACTGCGTCTGCCTGTGTAACAACTTTTTTAAATACTTTAGTGATACCATTAACTAAAATTTCTCTTTTTGTAATGTTATAACTTATAACTCTATTATTAGTATCTAATACAGGAATTACTTTTTGATTGGGTTGTCCTGATGAGCTATACTGACTTGAAAAAACAATATCAGTTAAATTTTCAAAGTTTTGTCCCGCACCAACAAATTGTGACCCAGCTTTAATGGTACCCATGTAATTCACGTTTGGTCTGTCACCTGAAACGGGAACATTAATTGTAATATCACAAACCGCAACTGAAGGTCTATTACCAGGTATTTTTAATCCATATGTTCTTGCGATATTATACAAAGAACTTCTTTGTTGTGCAAATTCTAAAACTGTTTCTTGAATACTTCTATCAATGTGATAGTGAAGGTTATCTGTAACCGCAGCGTTTAAATCCAAAAAAACTGAGAATATGGATGCGTCATTAAAATTTTGTACAATATCAGGATAATATTTCCTTGTATAATCAATAAGTTCTTGTCTTATTGCCGCAAAATCTCTTACGGTATATGATATTCTTCTTTGTGCCATGTTATATATTAATAATTATAAAGTCTCTTGTTTGAAACGTATTGTCAGTTATTGTGTATTCAATTCTTATTTTAGCTGTGTATTCTGTTGTTCCTCTACCCGCAACCCTATAAACACCGTTTCCTAAATTTTCATAATTAACACTACCCAATGAACCATATTCTTTTTCATATTCATCATATGGTAAAACAATAATATCATTTATTGTTAGATTAGGTATAAATTCAGAAACCGTATCTCTAATATCATCTTTAACCGCTTCAAAAGTAATTCCATCAAACGGCTCAAAAATAAATTCATAAAGTCTTGAACCGAAATTTGGTAAATAATAACGACTTCCTTTTCTAGTCAAAAGTAAATGAATTAAACTACTTCTAATCTCTTGGTCAGGATTTTGAGAAAGTGATACGTAGTCACCAACCAAAGAATCCACAAAAGGAAAATTTACACCATATGTTACACCATTAGCCATTTTCAATAAATATAGTTGTGTTTCCTTTTTTGTGACGAGGAAAGTAAGGACAATTTTTACATCCGTTACCACAACAACTTCCTCGTTTTAAATGAA